GGCGTCATTCGTCGTCATCAATGCTCTCCTCGGCAAACCACCAGTCCTCAATGTCAACAGCGATGTCGTGCGCCTTGCCGGCGGCTTTGCCGTGCTCCGGGTGGCTCAGCAGCGGGAACGAAAGCTCGTAAATCGCCACCAGCAGGCGGTCAATGTGCTCGCGGGCGGTGCGGGCTCGGTTGTCCGCGACGACGAACATGTCTTGCGCGGCCTGCAGGCGGTAGTGCAGCGCCGCCTCGGCCTGGGTCATCACTGGGGTGCTCATACGGTGCCCTCCTCGGCCTGGACGATTTGCGGGTCGCCGGCAGGCTCTTGCTCGGCGCGGATCTGGTCAACGCGCCGCGTGGCTGCGGCGATCACGCGGTTGCGGTCGTCGCCCTTCGGCATGCGGCGGATGTCGGCGCGGAGCAGTTCAAGGCCCTCCAGCGTGCTGGCGAATTCAATCTGCTCCAGCAGCTTGTCGGCGTCAATGACGACTTCCACGGGCTCGGGGGCGGGCGGGGGCGGGGCTTGGCGAGGCGCGGGAGCCATGTCTTCGACCTCCTCGGGCGTGTAGGTGCCGACCACGACGCCGGGGAAAACAGTGCGGATGCCCTCAGAGATGCAGCGCGAGCGCAGCATCTGGCGGGGGTAGGACTTCCATGTCGGGTTGCGCGTCAGGCCGGCGTCCTGCGCCATCTTCGTCGTCCACGCGATCTCCACGCTGCCGCCAGACGGGTGCGAGAATTTGCCGACGACCTTGGTGTCGGTGTACTCGCCCCATTCCACTTTGCCGCCTGCGGCTTGGAAGCGGGCCAGCATGGCGTCTGCACGCAGGGCGGGGCGGCCGTTGATGACGTGGTAGTCGCGGGCAGCGATAGCCGGGTGCAGGCCCTCAGCCTGGGCGATCAGCATCAAGGCCATTGCCTGGTCCGGGGTTTTGACGCCAAACAGGCCCGAGCGGGCCACGCTGACGGCCATGCGTTCGATCTGGTCTACGGGTACGAGTGCGGTCATTGGTGTTACTCCTCAGCGGCTGACGCGATCAATGTATTCTGCGGCAGCCATTGCGGCGGCTGCGTCTTGGGTGCGCCGGCCACCGGGCAGAACCCAACCTTCCGGCAGCGCCATGCCGTTGCGCAGCGTGCAGGCTTGCGCCCACAGGATGCGAGCAGCACCGAAGCGCATGTTGTTGGGGTGAAAGAACTCTGCGGCAGAGGTTTCCAGCGAAGGGGTCGGTTCGTTCTTGCGGGTCATGGGTGTTACTCCTGTGGTAGTTGGACGGTTTCAACATGCTCTTTATAACCTTGGCTGCGGCCGTATTCCTTTTCAAGCATTTCATCAATTTGCTCGCCAAGCTCAATTAGCTTGGCGCGGCCGCAGTGTCTTAAAACAAATTCAAAAATTAACTCCTCTATCTCAACTCGTTTGGACATTTCTATATCTGATTTTTTGCATTCTTCGTTTCTCTCCTCAACAAGTTGATCCTTCAGGCTTTTAACCAGCAAATCATAGGCTTCAGCCATGAACACCGGCGCGTATGCGTTTGACATTGGCGCTCTCCAAAATGGGGCGGTTTCCCGCCCCGTGGGTTCAGTCAGTCAGGCCGGCGGGCATGCCGTCGTCGTCGACGCCGGGAACGCGGGACGCAGCCACAGTCGTCTCGACGGGCGTGCCGCCGCCCATCAGGGCGATGATGTCGTCCTGCGTGGCGAGCTTGGCCTCGTAGCCCGACGATGCGTAGCGGATCGCCTCTGGACCGGAGATGGCGCGGATCAGGCGGTCCATGTGGTCGGGGTGGCTCACGACGTAGACCTTGACGGTGCGGACGTAGGGCCGCTTGCGCTTCTCAGTGATCATTTCTTGCTTTCCGCGAGACGCCGCAGCGCCTCGACTTGGGTGCCGACCTGCTGCAGGAAAGACGTAACCTTGGCTTCCAGGTCGGCGATGAAGCCAGGGTCACGGTTGATCCGCTGAATGTGCAGTTGCAGCGGCTCAGGCATCAGGGGATCGAAGGAGACGAAATCGCACCACTGGCGGCCAGTGATCCACATCTGGCCCTGTACCTGCGCGCGGTGCTCGTCGGGCATGCCACGCAGCAGCGTCTCAATGTGAACGGAGCTTTTGTAAGGGCACTTGATCTCGATCAGGCCGTCCCAGTCCACCAAGCCATCCGGGCTGCAGCCTGCCAGCAGGGTGTCGTGGGCGATGAAGCCGGTTTCCTCGACGCTGGTGCCGGTTGCGCGCTCGTAGGCCGCACGCGCTGCGGGCTCCTGCTCTGTGCCCCAGGTCATGGCGGCGTTCTGGAAGCGCTGGATCGGCTGCTGCGTCAGGCGCTCCACGACCAGTTCCGTTAGGTAGTCCAGTTGCGCCTGCATGGGGTCGCCGGGCAGGTTGTCCTTCTTCTGCTTTTCAGTCTGCTTCTTGGTGGCGATGGCGTCTTTGAACCGGGACGCCGTGGCTTTGCCGATGCGGGCGGCGTACCAGTCGGCAGTGCGCTGGTCTGCGGTTTCGAGGATCATTCCGTCCGCTCCTCGTCAATGATGCTGATCTGTTCGGGCTTGCCCTCGCTGGCAGGAAACAGCGCGATCTTCGTCTCGCGGCCGTCAGCGTCCGTCAGGACGATGTGACGCCAGGTATAGCCCTCAGCGCTGATGCGACGGTCGGCGCGCACGCTGACGATCTGGTGGATGTGGATGGTGGTCATCTCAAATCTCCCATTCATACGGGTCAGAGGGTTCACTGCAGGCGAACATGGAGTCCGCGATCTGCTGGACGCGGTGCTCGTTGTGCGCCAAGAAGCGCGATTGCAGCTCGAAACGAGCCGCATCGGCCTGCGCACGGGTGCCGGCGAAAAGGCACGCCAGCAGGACGTCTGCGTGAGCCGCCGACATGTCCTCCTCGCGGACGTTCACGACGTCAAACGCCGCGCCCTCGCGGGCTTGGCTGACGACGCTGAGCCACAGTTGCCAATCTGCTGGGCAAGCCAGCAAATGGTCGCGGGCCTCGGCTTCGTTCGGGTGATCGCCGGCATACCCGGGAGGATACGTAGGCCACGTAGCTTCATCGCCCGGGCCGTAGGTTGTCGTGTACATTCGTCAACTCCTGTGTCGCGCTCGCATCGGCGCCGACGCATCATGCCACTTTGTGCCGCTCTGCGCCTATTGTTGACAGAATTGCGGGGGCATTCTGCGCGGGTTGACTGCCGGCAGTCGGCGGGCTGACACTTGCGGCCCCGACAGGAGGACAAAGTGACCCCCCGACAACGAGACGCACTACACATCGTCATGAACCACCAGCCGGTGACGACGGCAACCCTGGCCGCCCACTTGGGCGTGCAGAAGAACGCCGCCAACAGATACCTGCTGCATCTGAAGCAAGCCGGTTTCGTGGTCGCGGAGGCGATCAACAAAAACAACGTGTGGTACCGCGTAACGGTCCACGCGGAGGTAGGCGCGACCGCGCGGCAGGCGTATGAGCAGGCGCCGTCAGTCTGGGCGTATGCGGCGCGGTGCGCCGCGCAAGGGGCGAAGCGATGAGAGGCCGCCGCACCCTGCGCGAGCAGATGCTCCGCAACCAGCAGACAGAAGCGCTATACGCCGCGCTCAGCGGCAAGCCGGCGCGGGAGCTGCCGATACCGCCGGAGCCGAAGAAACGCGCCGCAGCGAAACCCAGCACGGAACCGAGCGAGGCCGACATCCTGCGGGCGATCATGCAGTTGTTGAGGCGCCACCCTTGCGTGGCGCAGTGCTGGCGGCAGAACAGCGGGACGTTCCAAGAGCGCAACCGGGACGGCTCGACGCGGTACATCCGCGCGAACACGGCGCGCGGCATGAGCGACATCATGGGCGTGCTGCGCGACGGGCGCACGCTTGCCATCGAGGTCAAGTCGCGCACCGGGCGCATGCGGCCCGGGCAGGAGGAATTCCTCGCCACGATCCGGCAGGCCGGGGGCGTGGCGGGGGTTTGCCGCAGTGTCGAGGACGCGCAGCGGCTGCTGGGTGACGCATGACCCGCAAGCGCTCCACCTACCGCCCCCGAGGCATCAACCCCACGGCCCACCTCGTCGCCATCACAGGCGCAGCCCTGCTCACCCGCGACGACCGCACAGTCTGGGCACTCCAGATGTACGACGCACTCGACGCAGTGGCCAAGGGCAAAGCCCAGCGCCAGCAGTGGGGCACGATCTTCGATGCCGTCAACCTGGCGGAGGAACTCACGCGCATGGGCCTGGCGTCCGACCCTGACGGCGTGATCGCAGACGCACAGGCAGCCTGCGCAGAGATCATCCGCCGGCAGCAGGCGATGGGCACGCGAGCGGTGCGGGCCGGAGAACTGGCGGCGCTGCGGTGCTTGGAAGTGGCGATGATTGACATCCTGGCCACGGTGACGCACTCGGAGCGGTTCCGCGCCGAGGAGACGATTCGGGCTCGGACGCGGGAGGCGCAGGCCGGCAGGATTCCGGGCGCCGAGGTGATTGATCCGGCGGTTTTGGAGGGGAAATGACAACGAAACTCGACTTCAGCGCGCTCGCGCAGCGCCTGCTCATTAGCGCCGACACGCTGGTCCCCCAGTGGCTTCCTGGCGGCAAACGCCGGGGCCACGAGTGGGTGTGCGGTGATCTAGCAGGCGGCGAGGGCGATAGCTGCAGCGTGAACCTACTCAGCGGACGCTGGGCCGACTTCGCCACTGGCGACAAGGGCGGCGATCTCATTGACCTGTACGCCGCAATCCATGAGATCGATCTGGGCGAGGCGTACCGCCAACTGGACGGCACGCCAGCAGCGCCAGCGAGGCCGGCGCGGCCTCCGAAACCGCAGCGGCAGGTTATTACGCCGGTCCCCAGCGAAGCCGCAGATCACGACTGCAGGCATCCCATATACGGCGACCCGTCGCAGATATGGACGTACTACGACGGCAACGGCGACGTGCTGGGCTACGTGGCCCGCTACGACCCGCCCGGGGAGCGCAAGCAGATCGTGCCGTGGACTTTCAGCAGTGACGGCTGGGGCATGGGCCAGTGGCCCGTCCCGCGACCGCTGTACCGCCTGCAGGAACTCGAGGCCCGCCCCGAGGATCCTGTGCTGGTCGTGGAGGGCGAGAAAGCCGCCGACGCGGCGGCGGGACTGACCGGCAGCCCATACGTCTCCTGCACTTGGCCCGGTGGCGCGCAGGCGCTGGGCCGCGCGAACTGGCAGACCCTGCGGGACCGGAAAATCCTGCTGTGGCCTGACGCTGACACTGCCGGCATTGAGGCTATGGAGCGCCTGGCGGCGATCCTGCAGCCGATCGCGGCCGAGGTCAAGATCATCGACCCCACAGGCCAGCCTGACGCATGGGACTGCGCCGACAGCGGGTGGACCCGGTGGGCCGACGCTCGGGCGTGGATTGCGCCGCGCGCTGCGCTCTGGAAGCCACCGGCACCCGAGCCAACACCGGAAACGCCGGCAGAGCAGGCAGTCGCGGCGCGGGACGTATCGACACTGGAGCCCGCAGAATGGTATGCCCGCTGGGCGTACATGGTTCCGGACGACGGATTTTTCGATCTGGTGGAACGCACCGAGGTAAGCCGCTCGGCGTTCAATGCGCTGTACAGGCGGGTCCGGTGCCACAGCATCCACACCAGTACCAGCGGAGCGGCGCGCAAGATCGAAGCCTCCGTCAGCTTCGACGAAAATCGCGCTGCGATGGGAGCCCGCGTCCTGGCCGGCGCGACCTATGCGCCTGGGGCGTCAACGCTGTGCGAGCATCAGGGGCAGGCCTTCGGCAACAAGTGGCGCGACGGCCGGCCAGCGATCACCAGCAGCATAGACCCGCAGCCATGGCTAGATCACATCGAGAGGCTGATCCCCGACGAGGCCGAGCGAAACCACATGCTGGATGCGTTCGCGTTCAAAGTGCAGCGCCCTGGGATCAAAATTAACCACGCCATCCTGATTGGCGGCGTGCCTGGCGCGGGCAAAGACAGCATGATCGCGCCCCTGCTTTACGCCATCGGCGGCGAAAACAAAACCAATTGCGCGTCGGTCGAAACCGCAGAATTACAGGATCAGTGGGGATACTACCTCGAGAACGAGGTGATTATTTTTAATGAACTGCGGCAGAGCGAGGCTGTGGACCGCAGGGCGCTGGAAAACCGACTGAAACCGATTCTTGCAGCGCCGCCGGAACTGCTTTCAGTGCAGCGGAAATTCGCGCATCCGATACAGGTGCGCAATCAGGCTCTGGTGCTGGCGTTCAGCAACTATCGCGACGCGATAGCGATACCGTCAGATGACCGACGATGGTACGTTTTGTGGACAGATGCGCCCAGAATGACCGAGGAGGAATCCACGCGCCTGTGGGGGTGGTTCGCCGCGGGCGGGCTGCAGGCCGGGGCGCTGTATCTGCGGCAGCGGGATGTGTCGCGTTTCGCGCCCGGGGCCACACCGCCGTGGACCGAAGCGAAACAGATCATGGTGGCCACCAGCCGCAGCGGCGCGGAATCGTGGTTGGTGGATCGGATAGAAAAGCGCATCGAGGAATTCCGCCTTGGCGTCATCAGTGGCCCGTGGCAGCCGCTGGTGGATCGCCTGCAGAATCAGGCGCCCCCGCATATCAGGCTGAACCTGCAGGCCCTGCAGCATGCGCTAGCCGAAGCGCGTTGGCAAGACCTGGGCATGTGCAAATCCCGCGCCAACCAGACCGCGCGCCATTGCTGGGCGTCGCCGGACTGGCGCGGGACGAAATCGGACGCGCGCGACGCGACCGAGACGCACCTCGGGTCTATGCCGACCCCGATGCGGCGCGTGGTCTGACCGGCAGTTAGGGCGTTTCACACTGCGCGGCGGAAATACGCGGCGCTTCGGCCTGCTGGATGTACCGCAGCGCCGTCTGGTGGCGCGTTTCGCCGGGGTACTTGTTGCCCACCGCGAACAACAGTTCGTTGTACGCAGCGCGCAGCCGTTCGCACTCGCTCACTCCTTCACCCTGTCCAGCCAGTCGCGCAACCGCTGCGGGCCTATCCGTTGCAGATTGTCGCGCTGGGCCGGCGTCAGGCGCACAGGCACAGGAATCAACTTCTCGCCGGGCGGCAGCGCAGGCCGCCCGGTCTTCTTGGGCGGCGCGTTCATTGCGCAAAGGCCACCTCGACGCACAGGATGCCGGCCAGGTGGCACTTGGCAAGCGCCTCGACCGAAGCCGGTGTGCCGCACTTCTCGGCGGTTGCCTTGTCGCCCCAAGTGGGGATGCTGTTCTTGCCGCGCCCCGTGATCTGGTCGTCAACGAATGCGCAGAGGAATTGGCCGGTAACAGTGTTGCGAATCAGGTTCATGTTTGCTCTCCGTGGGTTGCTGCGTCGTCTTGATGCAGTGTTGTTAATGTATTACCGCAAGTATCTGGCCGCAAGCACTTCCTGTAATACCGCAGCGGCGTGCATGGTCTTTCCCGCTTCGGCACCAGCGCCCTAACCACGTATTTGAGCCGACAGCTTACGGCTGCGGCTCAATACGAACGTTACGTTACAGGCTCAGGCGCGGGTGCAGGCTGGGGATCGGCGCGCCATTCCAGCGCGACGCTGGCGGGGGCGTGGCGCCAGCGCCCATACATGGCCAAAACAGCGGCGTCCTCGGCCAGATACCACGCGCGCAGGGCGTCGCGGTCGAACAGGGTGCCGAAGCTGCACGCCTCGGCGGCCCGCCAGGCGGCGATTGAGTCGACGCCGGATTCTGCGAAAAACCGTTCAGCGGCAGCGATTCCGGCAGCGCGCAGATTGGGCGGCGCGTCGCAGTGCATCAAGACTAACATTTTCGATGCTC